CCCAAGCTATTGTTGGCTGCGCTTTCAAGAAGTCCTACTTCGACCCAGCTTTACAGCATAACGTATCCGAACACGTCTTAGCTAAAGACCTCTACATTCCTTACTTCGCAAAGAGTCTGGAGAAGGCTAGTCGTATTACCCAAGTGATCTACAAGTGCAAGAATGACTTGGTTGAGATGCACCGTTTGGGTTTGTATCTTGAATACAAGGGTAGGAATTCCGGCCCAAATGATACTTCTTACCTGAACATTGCCAAGCAAGAATCTCAGGGTATCTACGAACCTGCAAACGACCCATCTTCTAGTATTGAACTGCTTGAGCAGCATCGCTTCCTAGATCTTGATGGTGATGGTTACGAAGAGCCGTACATCGTTACTGTAGACAAGAATAGCAAGCAAGTCCTGCGTATTGTTGCACGCTTCTTCTCGCCTGACATTAAACGAAATCAGAAGCAGCAGATTGTATGCATCTATCCGCAACACTTCTTCACGAAGTATTCGTTTATCCCATCGCCCGATGGTGGTATTTATGATTTGGGCTTTGGTGCGTTACTTGGCCCCCTCAACCAGTCCATCAACACCATTCTTAACCAGCTTGTAGATGCTGGAACGATTGCCAATACAGCGGGTGGTTTCTTGGGGAGGGGTGTCAAGTTCCGGTCTGGTGATAATAGCTTCAAGCCTTTCGAGTGGAAGCGTGTAGACTCTACTGGTGATGACCTGCGTAAAGGCATCCTTCCGCTTCCTACAAACGAACCTAGCAGCGTGCTATTCCAGTTGCTTTCATTGCTTATTGATTACGGTGAGCGCATTGGCATGGCGACTGACCCGATGGTTGGCGTTAATCCAGGACAGAATACACCTGCCGAGACTTCGCGTAATATGCTTGCCCAAGGCCAAAAGGTATTCTCTGCTGTATTCAAGAGAACCTATCGTGGCCTGAAGGAAGAATTCAGGAAACTCTATCGCCTGAACAGCATTTACATGAACGATGAGCAATCCTACCATTCTGTAAAGGGTGTGTCTCAACTTGCCTTTGCCAAGGACTTCTCCGGTGAAGGCAAAGACATATTCCCCGCTGCCGATCCAGATATGGTTACAGATGAGCAGCGAGTGAACCAAGCGGTTATGCTGAAGTCTGCCGCTATGGAAAATCCAGGCATGTATAACATGATGGAAGTTGAGAAACTGTACCTTCGTGCGTTGAAGATACCAAATGCAGAACAAATGCTCAACATGAACCCGCCTGATCCTAAGCCTGATACCAAGGTGATTATCGAAGGCATGAGGATTGAGCAGAAGAACCTTGAGTTGAAGATGAACATGCAATTGAAGATGTTCGACCTGATGCAAGAAATCGAATATCTGAGAGCAGAGATTGTAGAGAAAGAATCCCGCGCGGCACTGAACTATGCTCAGGCTGAAGGGGTTGAAGCAGGGCATCAAATTGCGGCTATGCAGTCGGCCGTGTCGTTGATGAAGCAAAAACAGGATGGGTTGCTTGCATCCCTGAATGTATTGCGTGATTTGACAAAAAGTGATAATGATTTGAGAATTGCACAAACACAGGAGAGAAATACAGGAAATGACCAATAACGAGTGGATTGAATGGAAAAACCATCCAGTAACAAACGAATGGTTCGATTACATCAGTAGGCTCCGAGAGAAGGTAAAGGAAGAATGGGCGAACGGTACTTATACGGGAACCTATGATTCCGAAACATTGCAGAGAAATTCTGCTGCAATTGGGCAAGCAAGCCTCTTGATGGCTTTAGTTGATGTAGATTTTGAGGAAATAGAGGAAAGTAAAGCAAATGACTGAAAATACATCGGGCATTACTCCCGTTGGGCTTTCGATTCTTGTAGAACCAGAGCAGGTAGAAGAAAAGACGGAATCTGGAATCATCACCGCAACTACTGACCAATTGGACAAGTTGCAGATGGCGCAGACGGATGGAATTGTACTTTCCATTGGCCCCATGGCCTTCTACGACGAGAAAACACCTCGCTGCAAGGTTGGTGACAAGATTATCATGAAAGCCTATGCAGGGATGTTAAAGAAGGGGATTGACGGTAGGCAATATCGCATTATCGCTGATTCCGAAGTGATCGGTATTTTGGAGAAAGTACAATGAGCGAAGAAGATATTGTAGTTGAGAACGATTCTCAAGGCGAAGTGTCAGAAGTTGCAAGTAATGAGCCAAGTGAATCTGAAGTAAAGGCGCGGCGACTTGGTTGGATGCCCAAGGAAGAATACAAAGGCAATCCAGACCAATGGCGAGATGCCGATGAATTTCTCCAGCGTGGAGAAGAAATTCATGGCTACTTGAAGGCCGACCTTCAGAAACTTCAGCAAACGATCAGTCAGCGTGACAATGAAATCGCAGAAATGCGTAGCGCAATGGAACAGTTCCGACAGTTCCATAACGAGACTGAGGCACGAGCATACAAGCGTGCAATTGATGAGCTTAAGCAACTAAAGGCTACTGCTGTATCGCAAGGTGACGGTGAAAAGGTTGTCGAGATTGATGAAGAACTCGATAAACTGAAAGAGGCGCAGCGAAAGCCGGAAGCACCCAAGCAAAGTTCCAAGGGCGGCGATAACGGTGATTTCACTACATGGATTCAAGAGAACCGCTGGTATGCGGAAGATGTTGAATTGCAGGAAATGGCTGATGCGTTCGGTGATGTAGTTCGCCGTAAGAACCCTAGCGTTACTGGCAAAGAGTTTCTTGATGAAGTTGCAAAGCGTGTCAAGAAGGCTGCACCTGAGAAGTTTGAGAATCCTGCGCGTAGTCGGGCGGCTGTGTCGTCTAGTTCTGATAGCCGCCCCGCAGGTGGAAGCAAAAAGAAGGGATATAATGACCTTCCTGCTGAAGCCAAGGCCGCGTGCGATAAGTTCGTCAAACAGAAGATGCTGACGGTTGACCAATATCTTGCAGAATATGAATGGTAAGGAGATTAGAATGAATGTACGAGGCAGGCCCGCTAAGGCAAACGAAGAATCCACTGAAGCTGTTAATCGGGAGTCTGAAAAAGGCAGGGCAAGGAATAAGCGGCGTCATTTTGGCGCACCACAAAGCCGATTAAGCATTTTTAAGGATATTGAAGAATCCGGGTTCCATCCACGATGGATTAACGATTCTCCAGGTCGCTTACATCAAGCACAAGAGAGTGGATACACTTTTGTGGAACCGGCAGAAGTTGGGCGTGAAGCAGGAGATGAGAACAAAGTTAAAGAACTCGCTGGTGTGCAACGTGATGGTGTTACACCCATGTTTGCGTATCTGATGAAGATTCCAATGGAATGGTATCTGGAAGACCGCGAGGCTCTTGACGAGTCTACTAGCAAGATTGATGACGCTATCCGTAATGGTCGATTGGAAAAAACGGCTGGCGATGGGCGGTATGTCCCAAATGGTGGGATTACCTACAAAACGTAATTTTTGAAAGGAAACAACAATGGCTAACACGAATCGCCCTAACGGGTTTTCGCCGGTCAAGTCGTTGACTGGTGCTACGTGGAACGGACAAGGTAACTTGTACGCCATTGCTACTGACGCCACCAACACTTATGCAATTGGCGATGTAGTAATGTCCGCAGCATCCGCAACCGCTACTGGTGTACCGTATGTGCAGAAATGGGGTGGTGCTACCACGACCTCGGCCCTGCCGCTTGGTATTATCGTAGGTATCGCAACTCCGACTCCTGGTACGTCCAACCAAGGCGCTCCTCTGTCTCTGGAAAATCCGTTCATCGGTCTGTCCGCAGGCACGCAGTATGTTTATGTATGTGATGATCCCAATGTCATTTTTGAAGCTCAGTTCGATAGCACCGCAGTCGCTGTCACGAACCTGCATCAGAATGCATCGGTTACGATTACTGCCGACCAGACCGCAACGCTCTCCTCTGCTGCTCCGCTCTCCAGCATGGTTCTCACTTCGCCTGCTACCACCGCTACCCTTCCGATTCGTCTGATGGGTGCTGTGCAGCGTCAAGGTAACGAAGTTGGTGCTTATGTGCGAGTTCTGTGCAAGTGGAACTTCCACGAATATGGCGTGACCGCTGGTGCCTCCGGTACTGTGCCTGGTTATTTGGCCCCGTAAAGATAAAGGAGAATAATTATGGCTGGCGTAATCAATACTAGTAATCACCCTAAAGCACTTTGGCCCGGCGTCAAGGCGTGGTGGGGTCTGAAGTACAATGACCACCAAACGGAATACACGGAACTGTTCGATTCCAACACGTCTGACAAAGCGTATGAAGAAATCGTACAAACCGTTGGTTTCGGCGTGGTTCCTGAGAAGGCTCAGGGTGCAGGTGTAACGTATGACTCCCAAGTACAAGGCCCGACGACTCGCGCAACGCACGTCGCCTATGCTTTGGGTTATGCGGTTACTCATGAAGAACTGCAAGATAACCTGTACGCGGAAGTTTCCAAGTCGCGTGCTGCTGCCCTTGCTCGTTCTTTCCGTCAAACCAAGGAACGTGTTGGTGCTAACGTGTACAACCGTGCAACTACGGCTGGTTATACTGGTGGCGATGGTGTGGTTCTGCTGTCTACTGCCCACGTGAATACTTCTGGTGGTACGTACTCCAACAAGTTGACTGTAGACGCTGACTTGTCTGAAGCGTCTGTTGAGGATTTGGTTATTCAAATCATGCAAGCTACTGATGACCGTGGCCTGCAAATCAACCTTATGCCGAAGAAGCTGATTGTTGCTCCGGGTAATTTCTTCAATGCTTCGCGCATTTTTGATTCGGAATATCAGTCTGAAACGGCAGATAACAACATCAACGTACTGAAGGCAAAGGGGGTGATCCCGCAAATCGTTGTGAACCATTACCTGACTGACTCCGATGCTTGGTTTGTTCGTACTGATTGCCCGAACGGCATGATGTACTTTGAGCGTGAAGGTGTCTCGTTTACTCAGGACAATGACTTCAGCACCATGAATGCTCTGGCAAAGGGCTATGAGCGTTACTCCTTCATTTGGGGTGATCCGCGGTGCGTTTTTGGTTCGACCGGGGGTTGAGCTAACTAGCTCAGGGGGCGGCTCATAAGGCTGCCCTCTGGTTTTACGAAAGGATTGTCATGAACAAGAAAACTCGTAAGCCAAAGAAAGACGGCAAGATGCCAATGATGCCAATGAAGGGTAAGAAGAAGTGTTAAAGCAACCCTCATTCAAGAAGCGGAAAGTAGTTGGTTTCCGCAAGAAGCATAATGTTGGCTTCAAGAAAACGAAGCGTGGCTTCAAATAACTTACGCTGGCCCTAGTCAGGTTCAGGGGACTCCCCCAAGCGTACTACAAAGGAGATTCAAATGACTACTTTTAACGATGGTGTATTTCAGTATGGCGGTGTTCCCGTCGGCGGTGTGTTTACTGGTGGTAAGGCATGGTTTGTTCGTCCTGGCACTGGCTCTGACGGCAACAAGGGTAACAAGCCAAGCCGCGCATTCCAGACGCTTGCAAAGGCTCTATCTGTGGCTACGGCTAACTCCGGTGATGTGGTGTACCTGATTGCAGAAAGCAACACGGCCTCTGCGACCACGGACTATCAATCAACGGCTCTGGATTGGAACAAGGATGGCGTTCATCTAGTTGGTATTGGTGCAGGCCCACTGATGGGTCAGCGTTCGCGCATCTCTAACCTGTCCACGGCTACTGCGATTGTAAGTGGTCTGTTCATTCTGTCTGCTGACAACTGCTTGGTTCAGAACATCGAAATCTTCCAAGGTCAAGGTGGCACGAACCCTACCGGCGCAAGTATCGCTATGGTGGTGAGTGGTCAACGTAATAACATTGTGAACTGCCAGATTTCCGGCATTGGTCATAGTGAGTTGGATGACGCAACTTCTTGCTCGTTGACGGTAACGGGTAGCGAGAATACCTTCCGTGACTGCTATATCGGTCTGGATACGGTGATTCGTGGTACTGCTACTGCTGAAGTTCGAATCACCAGCGCAGCACGTACCTTCTTCGACAAGTGCATCTTCTCTAGCTACACGTCGCTTAGCACTTTCAAGAGCGTGATCGCTACCTCGATTGACCGCTTTGTTACCTTCCGTGACTGCATGTTCTATACGTCGCAAGGTATCACTAGCTCTGTTGCACCTACCGGAGCAATCTCCAACGTGACCCCGAATGGTCAAGTGTATCTGTTGGGTGGTGGTGTATTCGGTTATGCTGATGTAACCACGGCTGATGACTCCGCGACCCTGACGTTGACCTACTCTGGCCTTGCTGCCAACGTGGTTGACCAAGGTGTAGCCAAGGCAACTGACGTAGCTTAATAAGAAGAACCGTAATGAAACTTGGGCGCTGCGGGAACATTCGTAGCGCCTTTTTTTCGCAAATTAGCATAAAATAGGGTACACTATGGGAAAGTCGGACTACTATGCAGCAGGCCAATGGTCGGTTATCTGCGATCAGTGTGGTAAAAAGTTCAAGTCCTCTCAAGTCAAGAAACAATGGGACGGTCTAATAGTGTGCAAACGCTGCTACGACCCTCGTCACCCACAGGATTTTGTCCGTGGCGTCAAAGACGATCAATCAGTCCCGTTTACCCGTACCGAAAGCACGATTGCATTCACTAGCGATGCAACCTCTCTTACTAACTGGGATGACCAATAATGGCTCTATCTTCCACAAACACATTTACGTTGACGCGGGACAATGTCATTGATGCTGCCCTGCGTACTCTCGGAGTGATTGGGCTTGGTGAAACCCCTACGACTGAAGATTACACCAACTGCTCCCAAGCTCTAAATATCATGATTAAGAGTTGGGCGAAGAAGGGTTTCCCACTATTCGTGAATTCTACCGAAAGCGTTAACCTTGTTGATGGCACTTCTTCCTATACGCTTACAAATCGTCCTGTGCGAGTTTTTGGTGGGCGCATCCGCAATACCAGCAACATAGACACCGAACTCCTGCTCATTTCATCGCAAGAGTATGACATTCTCGGCAATAAGACCACTGAAGGCGTGCCGAACCAGATTTACTACGACAATACATTGACTGGAACTCTGTTCGTTTACCCTGTTCCTGATGCAACTTCTGCTGATTACACGATTTACGTTGATGTACAACGGATGTTCTACGATATGTCCGCATCTTCCAATAACTTCGACTTTCCATCCGAGTGGTTTCAAGCTCTGAAGTGGGGTCTTGTGGCCGAGATTGCTGTGGAGTATGGGATTGACATTCAACTGTTACCGTACTACGAAACCAAGGCGCAATCTTACATTGATGAAACTTTCAACTTCTCCGTAGAGGAACCATCAGTGTTTTTTACCGTAGAGACTAGAGGGTAAGTAATGCCAACGACTCGTCTACCTATCGTAGAATCCTTGGAGCCTAGAAGCAGTTCGTCTGACAAGGATGGACTTGCATCGAATATCTTCTTTGAGAAGGCACAGAACGGTGTTACGTATGCTGTGAAGCGGCCTGGAATCTCATCATATGCCGCAGGATCAGGACAAGCCCAAGGTGTATTTACGTGGAATGATTCTCTTTTCCAGTTCATGTCTGAACCAAATAACTCTCTTGTGATTGCCTATGTAAATAGTACATTTGTAATTCTTGGTTATCAGTATGATGGTTATTTTGTATCACTAATTTCTTCCAATGGGAGAACTTGGGATCGGTATGTACAGTCCTTTAATTCTGCCACAATTGGTGGAAATCCAACAAGTATTGCATACAATGGGACGGTTCTATGCTCAACGACAAGCAACGGTACTCCGGCAAAATCATTAATCTCAAGTGATTACGGGGTTACGTGGTCTAGTAGCAATATGCCATCCAATCATGATTATGTAGTTGCTTCAGATGGGTCTGGTACATTCTTAGCAGCAAGACGCAATTCCTCAAGTGCAACTGTCTATACATCCACTGATGGTGTGACGTGGACTTCCAGAACAATTCCTGGGGCGCTCACAGTTACTGGTGTGGGATTTGTTCTTGGTTTATTTGTACTTGTTTCAAGCACAGGAACTACTGTATATACCTCTGCCGATGGAATCACATGGGGAACAACAGCAGGGGCGCCTACTAATTCTTACATGGGACGATTTACTGACAATGGAAGTATTGCCATAGGCGTTAGCAATTCTACAATTAGTTCTTCTGAAGGAATATATTCGTCCACAGATGGGCGAACGTGGACAAAAAGAGAATCTGTATCAAGTCTTGTGGGTGATGGGGCATGGGATGGATCTAAATTCGTTGTTTGTAGTGGCGGGGTAAGCATTTATACATCAACAGACGGAATTACTTGGGTAATCTCTCGTGTGTATGAAAGTTCCAGCAACTATCGAATTGCATCCTCCTCATCCTCTGATTCTGTGATGATTGACAGTGCGACAGCAAGAGCAAAAGTAACTCTTACTGAAGATAGTGGAACTACCTTTGAGAGAATAGAAATTCCAGGGCAGCAAATCTACTCAGCGACGATTATCTAATGGCTATCTTTGACTTCATTGAAAACTCAACCTTTGGTGCAGGGTTCTTATTCAAGGACACTACCAAAGCGTATGTGTACGCCAAGGCCATCTTTACGGCTACCACGGGTACAGGAACAACCACAATGAATATCTCTGCTGTGACTAGTGGAGAGGTAGTCGCAGGGATGACTATTACTGGTGGGACTTTATCAGGTACGGAGACGATTGCTTCATTTGGTACGTTTGATGGTACAAGCGGAACTGTAACACTTAGCAATGCAGATACGTGGGCCAATCCAACTACTGTTACTGGAACGGGCTTTGTTGAAATTACCGATGCTGATTACCCTGATGAGACAGTGCGTGGAATTGCCTATCTCGATGGCACTTACTATGTGATGACGCCAGAAGGCACTATTCACGGCTCTGACATTAACGATCCGTTCACTTGGTCTGCTCTGAATGTCATTTCAGTTCAAAGTGAACCAGACTTGGGTGTTGCCTTATTCAGACAACTTAACCTTCTGTGCGCTTTTGGTGAATATTCCACTGAGTTCTTCTACGATGCAGGAAATCCTACTGGAAGTCCATTGCTCCCGTATTCGTCCGCTTTCATGGAAGTTGGTTGTGCGTCTGCTGGAAGTTGTGCACAGGCCGAGAACACGATATATTTCATCGGTAAGGCCAAGCAGAAGGGCAGAAGTATTTATCGTCTTGAAGGAACGCAATTATCGCCTGCTTTGAGTACGCCGTTCATTGATCGCATCCTAATGGATGATGACTTGAACAATGCTAAGGGGAACTTCATCAAGGTTGCAGGACATGGGTTGTATGTTCTAACGCTGCCGACTACCGGAATCACTTTGGTGTACGATACCACCACAGGAATGTGGGCTAAGTGGACTCAGCACGTTGTTAGTACGGCTATAACTGGGACTACGTTTGTTTGGGCTGATGGATTGGTTACTGCTACTAAATCCTCTCATGGCCTTTTTGATGGGCAGTATGTAGCCATTACCGCATCGAATCCTAGTGGATATAATTACACCGGAGTCGTAAATGTAACCGATGCCAACACGTTTACTTATCCGATTGCAAGTGACCCTGGTAGCTATGTTGGAAGTGCATCTCTTGTGTATTACACGGAAACATTCTTTGATGTTGCCTCTTATACCAATGTAGGGAATCTTGACCTTGTGCAGGACTCTACTACCGGAACCGTTTATACTATGAGTACCGGAACATATCAAGACAATAGCGCTCCAATCAAGTTAGATATAAGAACTTCCAAGTTCGACGGTGGAAACAACAAATGGAAGTATTTCGCTAAGTATGAACTGATTGGTGACAAGGTAGACGGAACTGCATATATACGACATTCTGATGACGATTACCAATCGTGGTCTAAATATAGAGCAGTAGACCTATCGGCACAAAGAGCGCAGATTTACCGCTGTGGTAGAGGTCGTCGCAGGGCTTATGAAATTATTAATTACGATAACCTTCCAATTCGCTTAGAAGCAATGGAAGTTACAGTCACGGAAGGGGTGAGGTAATGTCTACATACAATACACTTGAACGACGTAGAGGGTTTCAGGCAGATGCCGAGCAAGAGGATTTGCGTAAGGATTTGTCCATGTACGCCCTTCAGCAGCAATCCGGCTATGGAGTATGGGATGGAAGCCCCAATGACCGTAATGGGAATCAGGCGGGATATTATTCAGGCCCGTTAGCCTCTGTTACCACTTCTTATGGCAGTGGCAGTAGTGGTGGTATGCCTGGAAGCGGTACTGGCGCTGGTGGTGTGCCAACTGTTACCACAAACAATAATCTTCAGTCGCAAAGCGAACAACTTCGCTATGACCCGTGGGCTGAACATCGCCCTGCTGCCGGAGACTTGCTTGCTGGACAAATGGATGACACCGGCCCATCGAATCTTTATCAGACCAAACTGGCTCAAATGACCAATGGTCAATTCACTCCTGATGACCCATCGTATCAGTTCAGGTTCCAGCAAGGCCAACAAGCGGCTGAAAGAAGTGCTGCTGCACGAGGTCTTTTGAATTCTGGTAATGCTGCGATTGAATTGCAACAATACGGTCAAGGCATGGCCTCTCAGGAATACGGCGCTCAGTTCAACCGTATGCTTCAAGGATTAAGCGGTGTAGAGACTGCATACGACGCTCAGATGGGCCGATTGATGAAGATGGCAGGGGTAGATATCGACCCGACTGCTGGAGGCCGTCTAAACGTGGATCAAGGGCAACTTGGAGTTGGTCAAGGCAAACTCGGACTCGATGCCCAACAGATTGCAAACCAATACGACATTGAGCGTAGGAAGTTGGAGTTTGCACAGAACAATCCACAAAGCCCTGCTAACTGGATGAGCGTCTTTGCTCCGACTTCAGGAGCATCTTCTAATTATCAACCTTTGAGTTGGGATGCTTATTTTGCTGGCAAGGATTCGGCTAGTGCTGCGGGTAGACAAGTTGGCACTATGGCTGATGGCACGCCGATGTATAGGGATTAATCATGGCTAATGCAGATATTCTAGCATTCAAATCCGCTGCCGATACGTACAATAACATCGGGCAGTTGCAGAACCAGCGACTTCAACTAATGGCGCAGGAAGATGAACGCGCACGTCAAATCAGACTGCAAGAAGAACAGCTTGAACAGAAGAAGCGTGAAGAAGATCGCCTTCGCTATGCTGAGTGGGAAAAGCAGCAGATTCTTAACTCTGCTACCTCACGCCTTCAAAGCATGATGAAAAATGAAGATACCGGCGTAACTGACAAGCAAGGCAAGAAGCTTTACCGTGAACCTTCATTGCAAGACATGATGATTGGACAGAATAAACTCGCCGCCGAAGAAGCTCAAAAGCGTGGTCGCGGTGATCTCGCTATGAATTTCATGGCTGAAGCAGAGAAGGTATCTGCTATGAAAGCCAAGATGGAGCAAGAGCAAAGAAAGGCAGCGCTTGAAGAAAAAGCATTGCAAATGAAGATTGAAGCTAGTAGAGATATTGGCGACTCACAATTTTCTGGCGTGGCGACAGTTGTAGGTGTGGAACCCAAAACCAATAACCAGGTATATCGGCATAAGGATAGTGGAAAGTTGTTTGTCTATATTGACGGACAACCTCAGGCGTATGAGGGCGAGTTTGACCTGAAGCCTAGCGCAGCTACTCAGACTGCTACGGTGGCAGGGAAGCAGGCTGTCGGTGATGTAAATGCAGCGAGAACTGCGGCTAACGAAAACCCTGATGCTTTTGGTCTAAAAACAGTCCTTCCTGAAATTATCCTACAACGTGTAGACCCTGAGGGGGTAGAGGCTCGTGCGCTTGTTGGTAAGTTAAGTTCTGTTCAGATAAAGGACACCAGCGGTGCTGCTGTTTCTGCGGCAGAACAAAAGCGGTTGAATACCTATCTTCCTGCTTCTGGTGATGACTCATCTACTGTCAAGATTAAACTCAATAACTATTACGAAGAACTTAAGCGTAAGGGATATGTTGTTGACGAAGTAGGTGCTGGTGCAGATGAGAAAAAAACTGTAAAACGCACAGGAACTACAAAAGATGGCCGCCGTGTTATTGAATACACCGATGGTAGTAGGGAGTACAAATAATGGCAGAGGACATTGTATGGGATGACCCAGACGAAGTTGCATGGGATGAACCTGATACGGATGAAAAAGAGCCTCAAGAAAAGTCTTTGTTAGACACATATCTTGATTGGCAGAAACAAGGTGCTAAAGGCGTAATTGCTGGTGCTGCCGATATTGGTAACACTCTTATCAATGCCTCTACGTTCATTCCTCGTAAAATTGCTAGCGCTGCTGGTAGCGATGTATTAGAAAACTTGAATCAAGACCGTGAAGCCGGACTGCGTAGTTTTGAAAAGTCTAACGAAGGTGGAGCCTTTGACATTGGCCGTTTTGCTGGTCAAATGGCAGGAACTGCTGGTGTAGGAAATGTACTCAAGGCTCCTGCAATTGCTGCAAATATGCCGCGTGTTGCTAAAGCGTTAGAAACTGGTGGTTTTGCAGGACTCGGTAGTGGTTCCGCATTAGAGAATGCACTTATTCGAATTGGAGCAGGCGCATCTGTTGGTGGCGCTTCTGCTGGAATGATTGACCCTGAATCTGCTGGAACTGGTGCTGCTATGGGAGCTGCGGCAACTGCTGTTGGAGTTCCTCTGTTAAAAGGGGCCGCCTACGGTGCTGGGAAGGCATATGACGTGTTTAGTGGCCGCGCCCCTAAGGTAGTAGCCGGAAAGATTGCGCGTGACGTTGCAGGCTCTGATTTGGCCGCAATTCGTTCCGCGAATGAACTAGCTCCTGATACCTTAACTTCTTCGCAGGCTTCAGCAGGAGTACCACGATTTGAATGGTCTGCTCTTGGCGAACGTGCTAGGCAAGGAGATCCTACTGCATTTGGACTGAAGGCTGATGCACAAGAGGCTGCACGTTTGGCTAAACTCGATTCTGTTACACCTGATTTGAACGCTGCCGTTGCGCGCAGGACTGCCGTTACTGCTCCGCTGTATGATGAGGCAATGAACTCAACAAAACAAGTTAATACTCGTCCGGTAGCAAATTTGATTGACAAATACATCTCAGATAATCCTAAATTGGATTCCATTACCGGCCCAATGAGAAGCATCCGTGATGACTTGCGCGACCAAACTGGACAAGCCTTGGAAACAAGCCCAAAGAGCTTGATTTCTTTATCTCAAAATATCAAGAACAAGATCGAAGCGAAGAATCCTGATGGCACTCCGCAGTTTGACGTTAAGGCATTAACCAAGGTTAAGGAAAAACTTGACGAACAGATTGGGCACTATGAGCCGAAGTACGCAGAAGCTCGTACCAAGTTCAAGGAAATGTCTGCGCCTGTAAACCAGGCTCGCTTGCTTCAGGAAATGAAGAACACGCTTGTAAACTCAAAGGGTGGTGAACGAGTGCAACCATTCCTGAATGCGATGGGAACTGCCGAGAAGTCTTTGTTCAGACGTGCAGATCAATCTCCACGTTTCGGCTCTCTCGACGAAGTGCTTACTTCAAAGCAAAGAGCAGCAAAAGACTCGGTTGTGTCTGAATTGAAGCGCGATGCTGAGTTAGCACGTAGAGCGCAGGAGTCCACTAAGAAGGTATCTGACGTTGTTTCTGGCGACAAGGTTAGAGCAAGACTACCTTCTCTGATTAACGCATGGTTCTCTGCCGCAAACCGTGGTATGGACGTTGCTGAGACTGGAATCAATCAAAGGTCAATGGCAGTTATTGCAGAAGGCATGAAAACTGGAAAATCCGCAAATGAAATGATGAACGTACTACCAACTTCTGAACGCAACAAAATTCTGAAATCCATCATTGAGATGGAAAATGGTGGTGTTCTTTCTTCTGCTGTTGGTGTTAGTTCTACGGGTGAGTAATGGCCTTTAATCTACCTCCTCCTCCGACAAGCAACGATCCCAAAGATCCTGCTTTTCGTGATTGGTTCTACAAGTTGCAGAAAGCGTTTACTACGCTTGGCTCATTCTTGTACACCAACTTAGACTTTACTGGAAGTAACTTAACGTCAATCTTGACGAGGAACCATGCTGACCTTCAGAACCTTGATACAGCATCGTACACTCACCTTACAGCAACCAATGCCACAGACCTGACTGACGGTGGAGAGACTGCTTTACACAAGCATGCAGCGGTTGACATTAACATGCCGGTTGTTGGCTCTCCTGCTGGCGGGTCAACTCTTAAGAGAGATTTTAATACTCGGGGCTCTTCTGGTGTTATTGATGGGACTCAGACATATGTAACAATAGCTTCTGCAACTACGGTTGATGTGGCTGCCGGGGAAGGATACATAAGGACTACAAATGACCAGCAAGGTGATTTGGTATTTATCACATGGTCTGCAAGTCTTGGTATATCTATTCCTGCCACCAAGGTTAAGGTATCAGTGCTGGATTCCGCAACCACATTGGATTGACCGCTAACAGCAATGGTCTCGAAAGAGTTGCCACTAGCCCCACCAGAAGAACTAATAGTTATGCTATCAGTCCCAGCATCCGTAGTAATGGTTACATTAGTTCCGGCAACTATAGTGAGCGTATCAGTTGTGGAGTCTGCCACTACATTGCTTTGCCCCGATACAGCAATGGTAGCAAACAGGTTTTGATCCCCTGTATTTGTACCATTGGCTGAACCAGTACCAGTAACTGTACTTGTGTTAGACCCAATAACTTGCCACGTCATCGGGCTGTCGTCGGTGAGGATGTAGAAAACATTGGTATC